GTGCCGCGCGCAGCATTGTGATGTTGCGGGGCGCCATAGCTTCCATGTAATGGAGTGGTTAGCTGTTGGCGCCCTGCCTGAGTCAGGGGAGGCTCTGTTCAGGATTGTGCGTCGGTCGTTCGGTGGCAGCAGGGTGCCATTGGCGCTCCAGATGCTTGAGGCTGATTACCTGGATGAGGAGTATCAAGGCCCAACCCTCGCCAATGGGAACGAATGGCGGATGGGCGTGGAGGTTAATGAATGGGGCCGCCCTGTGCGGTACGCCTTCCTCACGCGCCATCCAGGTGACTACTGGTTCCAGAATGCCTCTAATCGAAATGAAAAGCATGTCTTCCTGCCTGCGGAAGATGTGATCCATTTGTTTATCCCCGAAAGACCGCAACAACATCGTGGCGTGCCGTGGTTCCATCCTGTGATGACGGATGCTCATCAGCTTCAAGGATATGAAGAAGCAGCGGTGATTAGAGCGCGTGCTGGCGCCAGTGTGATGGGCTTTATTACCAACCAAGAGGGTGAACTTACTGCTGACGATATTGAAAACGAACGTCGCATAAGTGAGTTTGAGCCTGGCATGTTCAAATACTTGATGCCGGGCGAAAACGTCACGGTGCCGAATATTGACTCGCCGGATCAGCAGTATGAAATGTTTGTGCGCAATAAAGTGCGCAGGTTTGCTAGCGGCTTCGGTTGTTCGTATGAGACGTTGAGCCGTGACTTCAGTGATACAAATTATTCGAGCAGCAGGTTGTCACTGCTTGAGGATCGCGAGCACTGGAAGGTGGTGCAGTCGTATTTGATTGAGCACTTTCACATGCGGGTATTCCGTGAGTGGCTATCGCTTGCGGTGTTGTCTGGTGAGCTGCCATTCGATGATTTTGAGACGCGCCCTGAGCGTTATGACACACCGCGTTGGATGGCGCGCGGGTGGGATTGGGTTGATCCGCTGAAAGAGGTAAAGGCTTATCGCGAGATGGAGCAGGCGGGTTACATGACCAAGGCGCAGATTGTGGCGAAGCTTGGCGGCGATTTCGATGAAAACCTGGCTGAGCTTGCGAGGGAACAGCAGGCGGCTGAGCGTTTGGGTGTTGAACTTGATCGCGACATTATTGAGCAGCCAATGCTTGCTGCTGATGAGCCGATGCCGGCGGAAGAGCCGCCTGCACCAACCCGTAGCCGGAGGAAGAAGTAATGGGCGCGACACCGACTGATGGGATGAAGGAGGAGGCGCGACGTTACCGCGCTTGGAAAGAGGAAGGCCGGAAGGGTGGCACTGAAGTTGCTGCTCGGCGTGCAGGTCAGATTTTGAGTGGTGAAGAGCTAAGTGATGAAACCATCCGCACGATGAGCGCATGGTTTGCTCGTCATGAGGTGGATAAGCAGGGCCAGGGATTCAGCCCCGGGGAGGAAGGGTATCCATCGCCAGGGAGGGTGGCATGGGCAGCCTGGGGAGGTGACCCAGGTAAAACATGGAGTGATGCACTTGTGGCTCGTATGGACTCTGACCGTGAGTTGACGCCTGATTTAACTGCGCCACAGGTGCAGTTGTATGAGGCATTTGAAGAAATTGCTGAGGAGCTTGGGCAGTTTGGTCAGGATGCAGGGCCGCATGGTTCGCATTACATGGCCGAAAGCCCATTCGCTGAGGATGGGATGGTGTGCGCGAATTGCGCGTTTTATGCCGGACCGCGCGCTTGCGAAATCGTGAGCGGTGATATTGCTCCTGAAGGCGTTTGCAAGTTCTGGATCATTCCTGAGCGGCTGATGTTAGAGCAACCTGAAATGGAAGAGGGTCGCCCTTATCCGAATGAGCATGCAGCTCGGCTACGCGATCCAGGGCAGTATGACCGCTTCCGCCGGCGTAATGATGCAGGCGGCAAAGGTGTGGACTTTATCTTCGGGATCAAAGAAGGCGAGTCTGGCGCTGAGTTGCAAGCAATTCGCTTCAAGCTGAGCGAATTCACTGCTGCTGAAGCTCGTGCTTGGCTGAGCGAGCGTGAGTATGACCCGCTTGAATTTGAAGAAGCAACAGGTGAACGCTCTAAAGTAGAGCAAATTGAGGGTGATGCTGTGAAGGCAGAACGTGCTGCTCCTGATGCCTTGAAGGAGGGCGATTTTGTTTCTTGGGACAGCTCGGGCGGTCGCGCTCGTGGCCGTATTGAGCATGTGATGCGTGAGGGTACGCTTGGTGTCCCTGGCACCGAGTTCAGTATTGATGCCACTGAAGAGGATCCGGCTGCTCTGATTCGCATTTATCGCGATGGCGAGGCGACTGAGACGATGGTCGGCCATCGCTTTAGCACGTTGACCAAGATCCAGCCGATTGGTGATCGCTCGCTGGAAGGCAAGTATCAACGGACTGAGAGCGTTCAGTTCCGTGCTGTTGATGATCGGAGCTTTGAATTTCCGTTCAGCTCTGAGTATCCGGTGATGCGCTACTTCGGTAACGAAGTGCTGAGCCACGAAATGGATGCGGCTGATCTTGGCCGCTTGAATGACGGTGCGCCATTGCTGTTCAACCATGATCCCGATCGTGTTGTTGGCGTTGTAGAGCGCGCTTGGGTAGATGGCGAGAAGAAGCGTGGTTACGCCAAGGTGCGCTTCTCGCGGAACAAGTTTGCCCAGGAAATTCTTGCTGATGTCCGCGATAATATTTTGCGCGGCATCAGCTTCGGTTATTCCATCGACAAGATGGAAGAACGAGGCGGTGACTTCGTGGCTACCAGATGGTCGCCATATGAAGTCAGCGTGGTCTCTATACCTGCTGATCCTACGATTGGAATTGGCAGGTCTCTAAATGATGAGACCGTGATTCAAGCGGCCCCCGCCGCATCACCAACACCTGAACCTGAAATGGAAAACACTCCAGATCTGGAGGTGATCCGGTCCAAGGCCGCAGAGGCCGAGCGTACCCGTATCGCCGCCATCAGCGCACTGGGCGATAAGCACCAGATGCAAGACCTGGCTCGTGAGCTGATCGAAGGTGGTCGCACCCTCGATGAGGCCCGCGCCGCCGTCCTTGAAAAACTCGGCTCTCAACCCGTGGAACAACCCATCCGCTCTGCTGACATCACCTCGAATGATGTTGGCCTCTCCGATAAGGAGACTCGTTCTTTCAGCTTTGCTCGTGCGCTGAACTATCTGGCTAACCCCAGTGATGCTTCGGCTCGTCGCGCTGCTGAGTTTGAAATCGAAGTCGGCAAGGCTGCTGCTCAGAAGTATGAGCGTGCCAGCAACGGCATCGTGATTCCTAACGAAGTGCTGCGTCGCGATCTGGTGGTGGGCACCCCCACTGCTGGTGGCAACCTTGTTGCTGATGAGCTGCTGGCTGGTTCGTTCATCGACCTGCTGCGCAACCGTCTGGCACTGGCCCAGGCTGGCGTGACCATGCTGACCGGCCTGCAGGGCAACATCAGCATCCCCCGTCAGACTTCTGCTGCTACTGCCTACTGGGTGGGTGAAAACAGCAGCCCGACCGAAAGCCAGCAGGCAATCGATCAAGTCAACATGACCCCCAAGACTGTGGGTGCTTATGTCGACTACAGCCGTCGTCTGCTGCTTCAGTCCTCGATTGACGTTGAGGGCATGATCCGCAACGATCTGGCTCGCGTGATTGCTCTTGAGCTTGACCGCGCTGCTATCTACGGCACTGGCTCCAGCAACCAGCCTCTGGGCCTGGTGAACACTACCGGTATTGGTAGCCAGACCATCACCACCTACGGCACCTTCGAGGAGTACATCGGTATGGAAACCGATGTGGCCTCTGCTAACGCTGATGCCGGCAGCCTGCGTTACATCATTAACGCTGCTGCTCGCGGTGCCCTGAAGTCGACTGCCAAGTCTGCTTCTGCCGTGGCCGCTGGCTTCGTGTTTGAGGACGGTGAGATCAACGGCTATCCCGCTGTTGTGTCGAACCAGCTCACCAATAACGACGCTCTGTTCGGCGACTTCTCCATGATGATCATGGGCATGTGGAGCGGTCTGGATCTAACTGTTGATCCTTATGCTGGTGCCACTGCTGGCACCGTTCGCGTGATCGCGCTGCAGGACGTGGATGTGGCTGTTAAGCAGCCTGGCGCCTTCTGCTACGGCACCTGATTATGAGGGTCGAGATCCTGCGTCAAGTCATGGTCTCGGGGGAGCCGGTTTCGGCCGGCTCCTTTATCGAGGTGAGTGAAGCTGACGCGAACCTTTTGGTTGGTAGCGGCAAAGCTGTTGTGGCGGTTGCCGTGGAGAAGCCCGCACCTGTCGAGGTGACGGAAGAAATCAAGCCTGAGCCGGCCAAGCCCGTGCGTAAGGCCCGCACCTATGCCCCTAAGGAGGACTGATCATGGCCATTCTTTCTACCGGTCTGGAGAAGCTGCAGCATTTTGCGCTTGCTCCTACTGCTCAGCGCACTTCCAACCTGGATGGCACCGCTGTTGACATGAATGATTACGAGGGCGACCTCGTGATTATTCTTGATGTCGAGGCTGGTGGTACTTCGACTCTGGATGTCAAAATCCAGTCGAGCGACACCTCTGGCGGTAGCTACACCGATGTAACCACTGCGTTTTATCGCGGCGGTTCTGAAGTTGCTTCTGCTGCTGTGGCATTCACTCAGGTGAGCACCTCTGCCTCTAAGCAGTATCTGGTGTTCCCCAAGGGCGCCGCTAAGCGCTGGATCAAGGCTGTGTCGACTACTTCGACTTCTACCCACACCTATTCCATCAACGGTGTTGGCGTGAAGAAGTACGCTTGATAGCGGACGGAGAGGGGCCTCGGGTCGCTTCGGTGACCTGGGGCTTTTTTGTGCTTAGAATTTCACTGTTCCCGCTCTGCTTTCAGCATCGGGCCTGCTAATGACGATGGCACTCACGGAAGACCTAACCGTATTCCTTGCTGATTTCGGTGTGCCGATTTCAGCGGGGTCAGCGAATGGGCTTGGAATTCTTGATATGCCGAGCGAAATGGTGGCGGATGGCGTGGTGCTGACGACTGACTACAAAGTCACTTGTCTTGCGAGCTTGTTTGGTGATTTGCAATATGGCGCTGGCGTGAACGTCGATGGGTTGCCTTACACGGTTCGATCGGTTGAATTGCTAGATGACGGAAAATTTTGCGATTTGATGCTGCAGCGCAGCGCGACGCCAGTGTTGGCTGCAGTGTCTGCTGCTGTGCTTGATGGAGATGGAGTCGATACAGACAGTGTCGTTATTCTTGATGGAGGCGGCCCTGCGACGACGTATGTGGCCGGGAATGTACTTGACGGTGGCACGCCATGAGCGACACGATTACGCGCTTCAAGCTTCGTAACGGTACTGCTGCAGCTTGGACGGCGGCCAATCCAGTGCTGCTTGCTGGCGAGGTCGGATTCGAGTCTGACACTCGAAAACTAAAGCTAGGCAATGGAACAACAGCTTGGAATTCGCTGCTGTATGTGCAGGGATATGACAATCCAACATTTACGACATTATCTGTTACTGGCATTGCAACGCTTCCCCATATTCATGGTGCCCTTGCTGGCCCTGTTTATATTCATTGCCGCAATGGCACTGCATCAACCCTTGCTAAGGGTACGCCTGTTTACATCACAGGAAATGTTGGCGACACTGCAACGGTGATTGTGGCAGCGGCTGATGCGGCCAACCTTGCCAAGATGCCTGCAATTGGAATTCTTGATGCGGCTCTTGCGGCCAATGCTGATGGACATGTAGTGATCAATGGTGAGATCACGATGATGGATACCAATGGGTATGCGGTCAATTCAGCGTTGTATGTTGCAGAGGGTGGAGGATTTACCACTACGGCTCCGACCAACAAGCAGCCAATTGGTCGTGTGACGAGGGGGAATAGCAATACGGGGGCCTTGGTCGTGATGGGACCAGGGGTGGTGCTATAGCGATGGATCGCGATACCTTCAAAAACTGGGTCAAGGTGATGCAGGCTTTGGAGGCGGCGGGCAAAACAGACTGTTACATTTATTATCGAGCGAAATCAATCGTGAGCGGCGGCTCGGATCCAGGGCCGTTTGGCAAGCTTCCACAGCGAGGATTCAATGGCGACCAAGCGTGAGCAAATTTTGACAGCGATCACTACCGCTTTGGCTGGCACGGCGGGAGTGAATGGTCGCGTTTATCGCAGTCGAGTAACCGCTGTGCAGCGCGCTGAGTCACCAGCGATCGTGGTAGAGCCGATCAGTGATACGCCAACTCAGAACACCAGTTTGCCAACGCTGGACTGGCGCATGCGTGTCAGGGTCAGTGTGATCGTTAGGGGTGATGTACCCGATCAGCTTGCTGATCCCGTGATTGAAAGCATGCACGCCAACATGGTTGCGGATTTGACGCTTGGTGGTTACGCAATTGACGTGCAGCCTGATGAGGTGTCATTCAATCTTGTTGATGCCGATCAGCCTGCAGGCGTAATTTTCAATGATTATATTGTTCAATATCGGACTAGCGTTGCGAGTTTGTCGTCCTAAAGTCTGATAAGCCACCCGATTTACAGTAATGGATGAGTTTCAAGGGCAAGGTGGCTCGTACATCCTTGACCCCGAGACAGGCGTTCGTACCCTTGTTTCACGAACGCTGCCACCTGAACGACCAGAGGTAATTTCCAATGCCCCTTTTAACTCGGAAACGCCTGATCCTTCTGGAGACGGAGACGACTTACGGGACCGATCCGACTTCCGACGGCGCCGACGCCATTCTGGTGCGGGATTTGAATATCACTCCTCTGCAGAGTGATGTCGTAAGCCGCGATCTTGTGCGCCCTTACCTGGGTGCATCTGAGCAACTGCTCGCCAACACTCGCGTTGAATGCACATTCAGCGTTGAGCTTGCTGGATCTGGCACTGCTGGCACCGCTCCCCGCTACGGCAAAGCTTTGCTTGCTTGCGGCATGAGCGAAACCGTATCTGCTAGCACCAGCGTGACCTACGCCCCTGTTAGCTCTGCTTTTAGTAGCTGCACCATCTATTACAACATTGATGGTGTGCTGCACAAGGTGACCGGTGCTCGCGGTACTTTCAGCCTCAATATGACTGTGGGTGAGATCCCTTCTATTGATTTCACATTCACTGGTGTGTACAACACACCAACCGATACCGCTGCCCCCTCCGTGACTTATGCGAACCAGGCTACGCCTGTAATCGCAAAGCAGGGCAACACCACTGGGTTTGAGCTGCTGTCCTACAGCGGTTGCCTTCAGTCGGTGACTTTCGATATCGGCAACACGCTGGTGTATCGCGATTTGATCAACTGCACCAAACAAGTGCTGCTGACTGATCGGGCTAGCACCGGTAGCGTCGTGATTGAAGCTCCGACTATGGCTCAGAAGAACTACTTCACTGCAGCTCTGAGCGATGGCAGCTTGGGTAACCTGCTGTTCCAGCACGGTCAGACCGCTGGCAACATCTTTGACTTCGCCTCTACCCGGGTCGATATCGGCGATGTGAGTTACAGCGATCAGGATGGTATTCACATGCTGACCATCCCCTTCACGTGCGTGCCTTCCACCACTGGAAACGATGAGTTCAACTTTGTTTACACCTGATTAAGGTGTGGCAGGTGAAGACGGTTCGGGGGTCGCTAATGCGGCCCCTTTTTCGTTGGTGTATGCTGTTTGAGTATCGCGTTCATTACGCATGGCATTTGTCCGTAAAAAAGTTAAAGTTTTTTCTTGGCCGGTCACCATCGAGGAGCCCAGTGACGGTGGCACTTTTGACACGGTAACTTTTGACGCGAAATTTAAGCGTGTTGGTCGCAAGGAGTTTCAGAAGCTTGGCGAGAAGGGCGAGCTAGACCTGCTCAAGGTGATCATGGTGGGCTGGGAAGGAATCCAAGACGAGGATGGCAAGGAAGTCCCGTTTTCGATTGAAGCCATGCGCGATCTTTCGGATGACCCTTACTGGATTCGCGGTGTGCTGAAGGCTTACACCGAAACCTTTGAGGGCGCGCGCCAGGGAAACTAAAGGAGGCTGCCGTCTATTGGGCTAGCGGCGGCAAACGCGTAGAAGATAAAACCGGGGAGGATGCTGCTGCATTTGGCATTGTTCTCCCCGAGCAGCCGCGTGACGAGGCGGCCAACTTTGAGGTGTGGGATGAAAACTGGGATGTCGTAATGATGTTCCTGCGGATGCAGACGCAGTGGAACACGACGATGGCTGGCTACCTCGGGTTGCGATATGAAGTGATGCTGTGTGCTGGCGGGATGTTTGACCTTTACAATGTGGACAATCGCCGCGAGATGCTGGAGGGTCTTCAAACAATGGAGGCTGCAGCATTAAGCGAATTGGCCAAGGACAAGGATGGCTAAGCAGGTAAGCGAAATTCTGGTCAAGCTTGGCATTCAAGGCGCTGAGGGCCTTGACAAGCTGAAGAGTTCATTTCGTGAGCTTGAGAAAGCTATTGGGCCAAGCGCCGAAACGATTGAACGCGCACGCGAAAGTATTATTGCGTTTGGAAAAGAAGGAAAAAATACAGAACAGTTAATTAAGGGACAGATTGAGGCTCTTCGTGGCTTGCAGTCGCAAACTGAGCGCGGATCTGCGGCTTGGGCTGAGCTTGCTGGTGATATTGAGCGTTTTCGTCAGGCTTCGCGCAAAACAGATGGCGAAATTCAAGTTTTGCGCCAAAGCATTCTTTCGGTCGCGTCTGGAGCTGATCAATCTCAAAAATCTTTACGTGAATATATAGGCGATTTGTCTCGCCTTCGCAGTCAAGCAACAATTACTGGAGGCACGTTTCAAGAGCTTAGTCGTGACATTGCAGCTTTAACCGGAAGGCTTCAAGAGGCTGAACAGCAAACTGAAAAGACTGGGCGTGCTTTTGGTCGTGTACTTGGGCAAGCGCTTGCTTCTACTTCAGCCGGCCTGCGCAGGCAGCTTGACGGGATTAAAGAACTGATTAACGAACAGCGAGGGATAGTCGATAGCATTGATCTGCTCAGTAAAAAACAACGCGAATTAGCAGATAATCAGGAAAAGCGAGCTGCTGCGCAGGAGCGGCTTAATCGCGCCCTTGTTCAGCAGCGTCAGCTGCAATACGCGGAGTCAATCAGGGCTGGTCGTGAGACCGCTCGCGTTGGCGCTGCAGCTTTCAATGATCCAAATTTTCCAAGTTTTGAACGCATCCGACAGCAGTATGGCGATTTGCCTGATACAACCGCCGGCCTGAACCAAGAGCTAAGTGAGTTATCAGAAAGACTTCTTAATACAACCCGTGGCAGCAATCTTTATGTTGAAACCGCCAATCGCATGGCGGAGATTCAGCGTGAGTTGCGGACTGAACTGACTGGAACCGCCGAAGCTTTTCGCAAGCTTGGTATTGCGCAAAATGGCGTTGAGCGTCGAGCCGGCAAGCTTGCTGATATTCAGGAATACTACAGGACGCAAGGGCCGCTTGCGCCGGGTGTTGGTGGCTATCGCGACCCGGCTACTGGCGCCATGATTATGAGCGGAGCCCGCACGCCTGGCCGTATTCGCGTTGAAGAAAGCGCGTATTCGACACCTATCGGACCTCAGCCTTTCCCGGAAGCTGGTCGTCGTGCTCAGGAGTCAATACAGCGCTCACTTGATGATGTAAATCGCATTTACGAAGAAGCGCGCGTTCGTCGAGTTGAAATTCAATCTAAATACGATCAAATTCATATTGACAAGCTGCTAGAAGGTCTTGATCTTGAAGGTCGAGTTCGCGACAAAGGGTTCCGCGATGAACTTGCGGCTTTCGATAGGCAGCTTGAAGCCCGTGACAGAAAAAGACGTAGAGGCTTGACTGCTGGACAGGCAGTTCAGGCTGCTGGCGCTGTTATTTCTGGCGGTATTTTTGGTGGTGTTGAAGGTCTTCTTGGCGGCGTTGGTGGTGCAATTCTTGGATCTGCAGTGCCAGGTCTTGGTACTGTAGGTGGTGCATTTGCCGGTGCGGCTGCTGGCGCTCAAATTGGTATGCTGCGCCAGCAGGCAAGCGCAGTTGCGCAGTATACGGCTGAATTAAATCTTGCAAAAACTACACTTGCTCAGGCAGCAAATAGTCAGCAAGAATATAATCAATTGCTGCAGCTTGCGCGCTCTGTCAGCTCTGATTATGCAGTCGCGCTGAAACCTTCAATCGAAGGCTTGGCTCAGATTGCTGTTGCAGCCAGGGCAAATAATTTAACTTTTGCTGAAACAGAGGCTATTTATCGTGGCGTGATTGCTTCAGGCGTGGCGTTTGGTAAGTCGCAACAAGATCTTGATGCATTGATTCGTGCAACCACACAGGTGCTATCCAAAGGCAAGGTGAGTGCTGAGGAGATGTCGGGGCAAATTGGCGAACGACTGCCTGGCGCTGTAGCAAAATTTGCCGCCGCAACTGGACGGACGCTTCCAGAGCTTTCAAAGGCATTTGAAAACGGCGAGGTCACAATTGCCGACTTTGTTAAATTCATGAGAGGACAGCTTGAAGAATACGACGATATCGCTCAACTGATCGCAGAAGGTCCAGAAAAAGCTGGAGTACGGCTGCAAATTGCACTTGACAATGCATCTGAGAACTTCGGAGGATTCTTCCAAAGAACTGGTTCTGGCCTGCAAGATTTTCTTGCAAATATGATTAACTGGGTCAACGAGAACAGCAGGCAAATTAAGCAATTTGTTACTGACTGGGTTAATGCTGGCGCGGCAATTGCCGGCGTTCTTTCCAGGTTGGTAGGAGCTTTTGGTCGGACGCTGCAGCGCATTTACCAATTCATGCAAGCGAATCCTGGCGTTGCTTTGGCAAATATGCTTGGCGGGCAGGCTGCTCGAATGTTTGGCATTACAGGTCAACCTGGTGGCGGTAAATATAAAGTTGAAGATCTGTTTCCTGAATTCAAGCCTTCTCAGTTTGGAGGAGGTGGAGCAGCGGACATTGATAGTGGAGACGCCGGCGCTAAAGATTCTGAAAAAGCAACGCGTGAAGCGGAGAAGCTTGCTCGGGAGCGGCAACGTCAATACGAAGAGACATTTAGAGATCTTGCACGCATTCAAGATAT